TTACGTGGCATTGCCAAGATAATGTTTTGCATAACGTTTGGAGTCCACTCGTTGTTTGAAACAGTAACTGCAGCTTCGTGAGCAGCATTTCCCTGTACCTGATTTACCTGCTTGACGAAGCCAGGCATAATTGATAGGAATGGGTCGTTACCTGTTCCTGTACCATTGATAGCAAGATCTTCAATATCGTTAGCGAAAGCATTGGTCATCAAGCGAACTAGATGATCTTCAAGTGCTCCCCCCTCAATATTGTCTTCAAGTGCTTCTGTTGATACTTCCCAGTCAAGACGAATCTTCTTTGTGGTAAGTTCAACCTTTGTGAATGTAGCACCTGCGTTTGTGAAATCTGGCTGTGCCTGAGCAGCAGCACGGATTACACGCTCACCAACGTTGACCTTCTCGATCTCCATTGTGTTAGCTCGCATTGTAACTTTACGACCATCTTTGGCGAGAACTGTTGCATCCCACACATAGTCGATGAAGCGACGAGCTTGCTCTGGTGCAAGAATACCACCTGGTGTTCCAGTTGGATTTACAGCATTTGCGCCGTATGATCCAAAGTTCGCTGTAGCAATGTTACCAAGCGAAGCTGCTGGTGAAAGATTACCGTTAGCATCTGTGACTGTTGCGCCACCGATTGCTCCAGATGCAAAAGAACCATCGCCGTTGTGGGCGTGTGATTCAGTTGGGGAACCTGGATAGTTTTTTACGATATCTGTATTTTGTTCTGACATATTGTTCACCTCCTAGTGATTTTTATATATTAACTTAATAGGTCGGAATTTGTGAGGAAACGTCCGCCCCATAGGGATTTCTGAACCTTTACAGGCTCGAACTGCACGATCTCGCCTAGATCGCCAGACTTGCGGAAAGCGGTGTCTGCAACTACGGCATCAACTCGCTTGCCAAACTCATTAAAGTTACCCTTGATGTTGTTAACCTCACCTGTTACATTATCAACGGACTTTGTTATTGCTGCTATCTGCTCGTTAAGAGACTTGATAGTTGTAGCTAGATCGCCAAAGGCATTAGTAAGAGACTCTTTAATTTCAGAGACTGCTTTTGCAACCTCTTGATTAAGTGCAATAGAAACTTCATCAATGTTATCTGATGCCTCTTTTGTAGTCTCTTCTTCTACTGCTGCTTCTGCAACAGAAGAATCTGCACTGCCATCAATTGACTTAGTAACATCTGTTTCTTCAACAGCTGTGACTTCCTCAACAACTGCGTCAGTCTTTTCAACTTCTGCTGGCTGTGCCTCTGGAGCAATCTCTATATCTTCAACTACTGCATCTACTGATGCTTCTGATGTTTCTGTCATAGGATTTACCTCCTTGGTAATCTTAATTGTACTAATGCCTTTAGCACTATCAACTAAGAACTTTATCATATCTGACTTTTCTTTATCATCTTTTTCTACAAAACCAATGTTTGTCATAGCTTCACCAGTAACTGGGCTCATCTGTGTTTCTTCTTGTGAAGCAACAACGATTCCAGATTCCTTATCATAAAAAACATTTTCTAAAACTGTTTCATCACCTTTGATCACATCTACCCCATCCACTTTTTGAACTGACATAATGCTTGCAAACTGATTAGCTGGGCTATCAACTAGTGAGAGCTCAATAAGGTCGTATTCTTTAATAATTCTAATTTGCTTATCTGCTTTTTCATCATAAGCATCATCCCACTTATTCATTCTTCCACCAATAGAAAAACCAGTATATGTTCCATCTAGAACTTTTTCCCAGGCATCCTGTGCTCCTTTAGAAATATATGTAGATACATATACACCCTTGTAGAACTTCTTTGATTCTGGGTCAAAATATTTTTCTTCTTTAAATGAGACCATCTTTCCTACTGCTGATGGTTGATGCATTTCTCTAATGTTCCCACGGAATTTAGCAAAAGCTTCCATAGATGCTTCAGTGGTTACAATATCATTTTGCTTATCTAAATTATCTAAGGATGCAAATCCTGAAACAATTCTTCTACCCTCATCGATTTTTGTAAGTGGCATTGACAGGCGAACGTTGTCGCCATCAGTAACCCACGAAGCCTTATTTATTTTCATATCACATCTATTATACCAAACGTTTTATAGCTTTCTCAGCTATTGAGACGCTCGACCCTCTCCCTGTGGATTTCTTCCAGAAATGGTTGTTGGACTATCGGATGCAGCATTTTGTCTTTCCGTATCCCGTGCACGATTACTAGAAAAATTAGCTCTGGCATCAGCTGCAGCTCTAGCATTAAGTTCTAGAGGAGTATCTCCATGGCTGACCTGTGGTAAATCAAGAATTTCACGAGCTTCATTTGGAAGCATGATTTGAGACTTGACATATCTTTCAAGAATCTGGGCTTGAGCAATTTCATCTGTTAGAGTAAGCTCATTAAACTTTAGCTCAAGAATATCTGTTTGTTCTCTGATAATCTTATTGATAACCTTCTGAAGATGGCCTTGTGCTGGTCTTGCAACCTGCTCTTTAAATGTTCTATCTTGTGAAAGTGCTGCAGCAATTGAACCACCATCGCCACCACCAAGCTTTGAGATTGGCACTTGGTGAGCAATTAAAATGTCATCACGATTTGCTTTACGATACTCTTTAAAGGATCCATCTTGAACGCCATTCTCAATTGGCTCCATCTTAAACTCAACTTTGTTTTGATCTGTATCTCCAGGAAGTGGAATATAGAGCGTTCTGTGTGACTGAGACTTAAGCCCTGTCTGTAAGAATCTAAACATTTTATCTTCTGAATCACCAGAGAGTTGTGCACCTTTAAGTGTAATGATGTATCTTGGTACCGCTTTGTTTTCAAAATAATCGATGTTATATTGTGCTGCCAATTTGTCTCCCATAAGTGAAGGAAGTGCAGAAACAATATCTGGAACGCCATAAAAAGTATTTAGTGGAGAGTATTCTTTAATATGAATAATCTCATTTGGTCTTGTGTCATTGGTTACTGGGTTTGGATTATTTGCTCCAAAGTTTCTAAAGTAAACAACCTTCTGTCCAATAATTTGAAGGAATCCATCATGTAATCTACGAACACGAACAGTAGTTGCAGGGATATGTCCAATATATCCAATTTGTCCTTCTACATTTCTTCCAACTTCTATGAAACCATTTCCCATAGCTTGTACATCTGTGTAAACCTTTTCCATAATCTTTGTAAATGAATCGTCATCATTTAATGATTCAAGCCAGTCACGAAGTTCAATCTTCATTCTCTCTACACGCTTACGAGCTCTTTTAACTTTTTCTTGATCTTCGCTAGTTTCAAATCTAAGACTTGTGCTATCTGTAACATCAAAACGGTATCCAAGTCCAACAATGTTTTCTACCTTTGCATCAATAGCTGCATGGTTAGCAAAAGATGTATCATAAAAATTAGCAAGCTCATACATATTGTATGGGGGAGTAATTACATCAAACAAACCATAGCCATTACGATATACCGTTCCAGGATTGATCTGCTTAGATGCTGAACCATCCCCTGCTGGCATTGCATTTGCTGACTCAAGATATGCAGGATCGCCAATAGCTTTGTTTGCCATGCGACTTGTTCTACGTTTAAAGTTTTGGTTAATGCCGTTTAAGTCTTTTAGCTCTTCCCAGTTTTTATTAAATGGGTCTTGAGCAAGGAAAGGACTTTCCTCTTGCTCCTGTGTATTGAGCTTTGCAACAATCATATTCGGATCTCTACTCATCGCTACCATACTTATCGTGAGTTTGCTTAGCTGCCATCCATGCTCCTAAGTCATTCATTGAAGGAATAAGACCTTGCTTCATTCTATCTAGCTGTTCAGAATATTCTTCATCGGTAACTCTTGTAAGTCCAGGAACAAAGACAGCTTCTCCTTCTCCGTCATCGCCATAGTGCTTAGCAGCAGTTTTGAGTTGTGATATTTTTGCTACATCATTTCTCATTGATTCGATGTTGAGGACATTTCCCTCTCCATCAGTAAACCACTTACCATTTGATTTTTTATAAACATATAGGCCCCAATTGTATTTCTTTTCAATGACCTGTCTGCGGACATTGCTTACAAGGGGTTTGCCAGTTTTAGGGTTGATTAAAGCATCCATAACCATTAGTATACCATATCTCTAGTATAACTTGATTTCACAGGCATCTGTAGAGCAATACTTCTCAGATTCTGCATCAAGATTATCCTTACCATCATAGATGGCAGACCAGTCAATTTTGCCAATGGTTCCTACATATGAGTTATATTCTTCTCTTGTGATTTCTGAGTATGGTTGCTGTGGATAAACCTTATCACCCATTGGTAGGAAGGATACTGCCTTTAACTGTCCCTCATACATATTGAGGGCTGGAGCCACAAACTTCTTTTCAGTTTCCTTGTCAAATGAAAGGGTTACAGAAACACCATTATCTGACCAGTACTTTTGGGCAGTTGCTGCTAAACCAATCTTTTCGAATAGACTTACCTGCTTCTCAGAACGCTTATGTCCTGATGCAACTGGGAAATATACTACCTGTGTATTTGCTGATACTAGGTCTGGTTCAACCTTGTATCCCGCTGCCTTAAACAAGTGAAGCATTGGATCTGTATCTCCAAAACGAATAGCACGAAGATAGAATTCTCCACCAGGACCCCAGTGAACTCCAGGGGTAGCACCAGAAAGAAGTGAAACAGATCCTGATGGTTTAACTGTAGTTACACGAACTGACTCACGAACACATAGCCATTCTGAATATGAGTGGTCATATTGACGAATTGTCTTATACCCTTCGTCCATCCATTCACGAGTTGTTGGTAATCCGTGCTCGTCAGCAAATGCAGCAATTCCTGTGAGAGATGTTCCAATGCGACGGTTTCGTTGCATGATACCGTTTGTCTGTTGCCAGTGTGTTGGCATAAGAGTTACAGTCTTTCCATAAAGATATGCAAACTTCAAAGTCTTAAGAAAATCTTCTTTAGAATCATGTCTATTTAGGTGAACTTCTACAAGAGTACAAAGCTCATAAGATTCTAGTGGTTGTTCTGCACATGGATTGAATCCCATGATGCGACTATCCTTGTAGTCAGGAGCATCTGCAAGACGACCATAGTTACGAGCAACATCAAGCCAAATAAAACCTGGCTCTCCGTTATTAACAATCAGATCGGTGTACTTTTCATAGTCCATTCCGACTGTTGCAGAAATTGAGTTATTTGACATCCATGCCCAACCTGGGTTTTCTGGATCAAATGAGTTACGGTCTGGAAAGACCTCTGAGTTCTTAAGGTTAATAAAATCTTCATCTCCTGCTGCACCTAAAGCAAGTGTTGCAGAACGACGAACATTTCCTGAGACAACGCATGTACCAATAAGATTAATGATATCTGTAATAGCACGGCTATCGAGAGTCTCTCCTGCTCTACCTCCGATTACCTTATCGATCTGTGCATGTAGTTGAATCAATGGTGCTGGACCGCTGGCGACCCCTCCAAAGCCCTTAATTGGTGCTCCTAGAGGACGGATAAGGTCATAGGTAAACTCTTGAATAGGTTGATTTTGACGAAGGAATGAGTTAATTAAAAGACGAACTGACTCTACCCAACCTTCACGAGTATCTGGAATTTCATAAATAGATGCTGGCTCAGTAGGTGCATAAATAGACATTTGCTTGTCTTGTCCAAGGGTATCAAATCCAACTCCAATGCCCAGCATTAATGCATCCATTACCCAAGCAAATAAAGCACCTGGATCATTACGATCAATGTCTCTAGTAGATACCATTGCACAATTTTGAAGGGATGCAGAGTTACGCTTCTCCATAGTCATAGGTGTACCAAATGCCCAAAGACCACGACCTGGTGGAGTCCACTTTAATTCAAACATTCTCTGAAATGCTTCTTGTGCAGACTTCTGAGCTTTGTTATCGTTCCATGGTAGACGGTTATCTTTAGCATGGTTCTTCTGTACTGAATACATACCTTCGATTACACGACGGCAAACCTCATGCCAGCGTTCCTTTGTTCCGTCTTCCTTAACACGAGAATATGTACGAATAAATGTAATTTCCCCCAATGAGTTTGACCCCGCATCTTGAAACCCAAAGGGTGATGGAATGTTATTATATTTATTTACAAATTCATCGGATAGACGAAAAGAGAAAACTGTGTCTGACATTTATTTACCTTTCATAGCAAAATTAGTTGAGTACTTTGTAATTTCCAAAGTAGTCCTTAAGTATAACATAACTTTTAAAAGAAAAAACCCCACCGTTAGGCGGGGCTTTAACTTCTCAACCTTAACTTTAGGTTGAGTGCTTTTGTTTTTATAAAGTACTAGGCTGTAAGATCTCCAAAAGCTACCCAAGTATTTTCTGCACGTTTTACAAGCGTTACTGCAGACCATTGAGCTCTTAGCTTTAATCCTGGTGTTCCGTTAATTGTGACTCCACCAGTAGGAGCTACTGTTGTTTGTCCTGATCCTGTTTGGACTACGGTTATTTTTGTACCGATTGCATATGGAACTGATGAGTTTAGTGGAACTGTTAGGTTATTTGCAGATCCAACTCCCATTTCAATCATCTTATCTTTATCAGCTGCTACCAAGGTGTATGATGCTGTCTGAGCATTAATAAGTGTGGTTGATGGTGCAAATTCGATTGCATTTGTTCCATCTCCTACGATAATCTTATCATTTGTTGCATCAAATGCTATTCTTCCACTTGTGGTAGATGTTGTTGACGAGAGTGTAAGTGTTGGCGTTGTAATTGTTGGGGTTGTTAATGTTTTGTTTGTTAGTGTTTGTGCTGTAGAAAGATCTGCTGTAATTGCAGTATCAATTGTAAGAGTTCCTGGTGTTGCTTCTGACAAACCATTTCCAGCAACAACAGTCTTAGCAGCATTAAACTCTGTATAAGAAATGTTGTCTGTTCCAATTACTATTGGGTTTGTTGCTGAGTTATTGATAAATCCAATTCCACCGAATGTTGTTCCATTTTGAACAAATGTGAAATCTCCAGTTTTCATTTCTCCAACAGGACTGTTATCTGCATCTGTTGCACGAGTTAATACCCATGGGACAGATACTGATCCTACTGTTGTTAATGTATAAATACCATTTTGCTTTGCGTCTGTCTGGTTCTTGATAAGAACTCTTTGTCCAAGAGTAACTGACTCTCCATCAATTGTGGTAAATGCACGGCTTGTATCTGCTGTAAGAGTTGCTCCTACTCCAGCTGTACCGTTTGAATAATTGGCTGCAAGATTTACTGTTGTTGTTGCGTGAACTGCTTCATGGAAGTTAATTCCAGCAGTTACGTTATCAACATATAGTTTAGTTGCTGCATGAAGGTCTGATGTTGGTGCACCTGAAAGTGTAAGTAGTCCAGTTAATGTTCCACCAGATAATGCTAACTTAGCATCAAGTTGAGTTTGAATTGCAGATGTAACTCCATTTACATATCCTAATTCTGTTGCTGAAACATCTCCGACTGATGTTGTTGAAGGAAGAACTACTGTTCCAGTAAATGTTGGTCCAGCAAGATCGGCTTTTAGATTAAGTGCTGTTTGTGTAGCAGTTGAAACTGGCTTTCCTGCATCTGATGTATTGTCTACATCGCTAAGTCCTACATGAGTTTTTGTTACTCCCGCTACAGTACCAGTAAAGGTTGGTGAATTGATTGGTGCATATGTTGTAGCTGCTGTTCCTGAGTTAAGCTTGTCATTAATCTGTGGCTGAATAGCAGATGTTACTCCATCAAGATATCCAATTTCTGTATCTGTAATATTATTAACACGAGCCTGAATTGTTGTAGTATTTACAGAAATAGCACCTGTTGCATCATCATATGATAGTCCAGACCCTAATGCATTTCCAACAGCATCTTGGGCTCTTTCATCTGTAAAATATTTATTTGTTGAACCTTCTGAAAGGTTATCAGTATTAGAATCTGCAACACCATTTTCAGCAGTAATAACAAGTCCATCTTTATCACCAGTGATAGTGATATTAGTTTTTGTTGCATTTGTAAGAAGGGATGCTACATTTGCTCTAGTTGCTAGTTCAGTAGTATCTACGATTCCATGGACGTTTGTTGTAGCGCCTGTATGAGTTGTAAGGTCTGCATTCATAGCCACTGTGCCAGTTGCATCTGGGAAAGTAATTGTTCTATCTGCTGTAGGATCTGTTACGGTAAGAGTAGTTTCAAAAGCATTTGCTGTAGTACCTTCAAAGACAATTCCTGTTGTAGCATTAATCGTTGTACTGTTAATAGTGGTAGTTGTACCGCTTACAGTTAAATCTCCTGAAACTGTAACGTTTCCGCTACCGTCGGCTAATACAACCGTACCACTAGCGTCTGGGAAAGTAATCGTTCTATCGGCGGTTGGATCTGTGACGGTTAGAGTAGTTTCATTGGCATTGTCTGTTGCACCTTCAATAATGATAGATGCTCCTGGAACAATAACATTTTTGCTTGCGTCAAGTGCTGCAACGCCACTGACAGCACCTTTATCTGTTAGCGGGATGTAATCATCGATGCTTCCACCAAGGGCTACGGCATCAAGGAAGTAGTTGAGGTCAACCCAGTGATTTGTACCGTCTCCAACCTTAAACTTGTTGGTATCGGTCTCATAACCAATTTCTCCAGCATTGAGGATTGGTCCATCTCCACCATTGGTAGAAATCCATTGGGCAGCGGTACCTCTACGCTGTTGCATTCTTGTTGCCATGTATTACTCCTCTTTCTTATATGTATTATAGCAGATTATTAATTAAAATTATCTGTAGCTATTCCACCATCGAAGGTATTTTCAAATACCGTCGTATTATATATTCCACCACTTATGAGAACCCCTGGCTCGTTATATGAGCCCCCACTTACGAACATACTTACTACTAGACCACTACCATCAATAGCTGTATCGTGAATGTGATCTTGCAATACTTCTGAATCTTCAAGGTTAGCAATTGCTACCCATTGACCACCATAATAAATATGAACACGCTCTGTTACTGTGTCAAACCACAAATTTCCATTTACTGGAGAGGCTGGCTGAGTTGTTCCAATAATCGGAGAACCTACTGCAGTATCTACATATAGCTTAGTTGCTGCATGTGTATTTTCGGTAGGAGTGGCAACTACAACAGTTCCTCCAAATGTACCGCCTTGAGCTACATTTAGCCCATGCTTTACTTTAAAATCTCTGTTAGTAGTTGTCACTTCTAGCCTCTTTTCCTAATTATGCTTCGATGTAGGTCTTGCTTACCTTAACAGAAGTGTCTGCTGCAGCTGCAGTAACCTGAAGAAGAACATTGCCACTTGAATAAACAGCATTTGTTGTTCCTAGCTCACCATTGCTTTGTACATTAGCGTACTCTGTCAAGTAAACATTATTGTCGCCGTCAACTGCAACGAGGATTTCAATTACTTCAATATTTCCAGACTTCTTTAGCTGAACTACATACTTAGCAGCAGAATATGTTGATGCTGAGAATGTATCAACTGTTGTTGCTGAAGTTCCAGCTGTTCCTGTTGCAGATCCAAGAAGAGCATCTGGAAGAGCAAGGCTAGTACCTGTTGCTGCACCAATTGCTGGAGTAGTAAATGTTGGTGTATTAGCAAATACTAAAGCACCAGTTCCTGTTTCATCGGTTACTGCTGAAGCAAGGTTTGCAGAAGATGGTGTATTAAGGAATGTGGCAATGCCTGTTCCAAGACCAGAAACATCGTTTGCAATTCGTACTGTAAGTGTATTATTTGCACCATCAATTGTCTTGTTTGTAAGAGTCTGTGTTGCAGCTGTTACTAATGTACCGTTTAGGTAATAATCTTTACCAGAAGCAAGGTTAATGTGTTCAGATGAGGTCCATGCATCAGTTGCATCTACCCATGAGAAAGTCTTGTCTGTAGTACCCTTAAGAGTAAGACCACCACCATCTGCACCTGCATCTGTTGGTGTTGCTACTGAACCAAGTGTAAGGTTCTTATCGTCAACTGTGATTTCTGTTGAGTTAATTGTAGTTGTTGTACCATTAACTGTTAGGTCTCCTGAAAGAACCAAAGATGTACCAGTTGCAGCACCAATGTTTGGTGTTACGAGTGTTGGTGTATTAGCAAAAACAAGTGCTCCAGTACCAGTCTCGTCAGAAATAACTCCTGCTAATTCTGCTGAAGAAGTTGCTGCAAAAGCATCCAACTTGTTATTTGTAAGAGCAACAGTGCCTGTCGCATCTGGGAAAGTTATTGTACGGTCAGCAGTTGGATCTGTAACTGTAAGTGTTGTTTCGTGAGCATCAGCAGTTGCACCTTCAAGAACGATCGAACCGTCTGAAAGTGTAAGTCCTGAAACTACTGGGCTTGTAAGTGTCTTATTTGTAAGGGTCTGAGTATTTGTTGTTCCAACTACTGCACCTGTTGCACCGTGTGCTTCTGTTGCACCTGTGTGAGTTGTTAGGTCTGATGCTGAAGCCTTGTTTGAAAGATCAGTAGTAAGACCTGAAATCTTAGACTGAGCAATTGCTGCTGATGCACTAATGTCACCGTCAACAATTGTTCCGTCTGCAATCATTGTGCTAGTTACTGTGCCAGTATCTCCAGTAGTTACAAAGTTAGAATCTGAAAGAGCAGTATTAAATTCTGCAGTAGTTCCAGTTATTGTGTTTGTTGCTAGTGATATTGACTTATTTGAAAATGTATTTGTTGATGATGCTGTTACTGTGATATCTGAAGTAAGTGCTACTGTACCAGTTGCATCTGGAAGTGTGATTGTGCGGTCTGCTGTTGGGTCTGTTACTGCAAGTGTAGTTTCAAAGTCATTTGCTGTAGCACCTTCAAACTCAATGCTTGAACCAAATACGCCAACTGCTGCTGGGGCTGACCACTCAACGCCATATGTTGCACCTGAGTTTGCTGTAAGTACTTGACCATTTGAGCCAACGCCTAAACGAGCTACTGCATCGTCTGCACTACCAACAATCAAATCACCCTTAGCGTCAACGACACCTGCTGTGATAATATTTTTTCCATTGACAGTCGCAGTTGATCCCTCAACTACCAGTCCTGCCTTTACTCTAAAATCTTTTGTTACTGTTGCCATTTTATCTCCTCTATTAAGCCTTTAACCCAGTACGCAAGTAGCGTAGAGTTATCGGGGTTTGCCCACCCACTGGAACTACAGATAATGAAACTGTATTTCCCGCCCTAGAGACAGAGATGGTGCCAATATTCCCATCGTTGTCGATTGTTCCATATTCACTGACTGATACATTTGTACCGT